ATTGAAGTTAAGATGTCAAGTGATAACGATCCAATATTAATGGCATTAATGAGTTGTGGACGTATTGAAGACAAATCAACTTATACTATTTTAAAAAGAGAAAAAGTTAATTTTAAAAGTTCGGTTGATGCTTTAAAATATGAAAGGCAAATAATGAAGTTTGCGGATGCTTTAATCATAACCGTACAAGAGTTAGATAACGCTGTTTTAAATGCTTTAAAAGGCAATCCTAACATGTCTATTAACGAATTAGTGGATGTTACTCAAAGTGAATTTTTTAAAGTTGAACAAAGTATAGCTAGGTTAATTGAAAAGGGTTTATTAGAAGATAATAAAAATGGTTTTAAGCCAACTGAAAAAGCATTAGAAAAAAAAACTGAACCAATAGAAAGTGACGAAATCTATACAGTTTATAAATACGAAGTTAATGACGATAAGCCTAGTTTAAGACCTGGCGGTAAATCTCGTACTTTTTGTGTTAAGATGTTAGCAAAAAAACATGAATATGATTTTGAAGAGTTAGATAAAATGACAAACGATTTAGGAACTAATGTTTGGGACTATCGTGGTGGATATTATAATAACCCTAGCACAGGACAAATAGATCCCGATTGCAGACATTTATGGATGGCTGAAACTCGCTTAAGAAAAAAAGAAAAAAAATAAAAAATGGCTGACGTTTTATTTATACAGGAAGACTACTTTAAAAAATTGGCTGGTGTCGATGGTAATGTAGATTGGAAAAAATTAGAAAGTACTATCATAATGGTACAAGATATTTACATACAAAAAATATTAGGCACTCAATTATACAACGATTTAAAAACTAAAATAATTGCAAGCCCAACAATGGCTTTATACCCAAATGAGAAAGCACTAATTAACGATTATATTGCAAAGGCTTTATGTTGGTATGTTAAAATGGAAGCAAGTCCTGACTTTAAATTTGCTTACCAAAATAAAGGCATACAAGTAAAAAGCAGCGACAATTCTAGTTCAGCGGATATGGGTGACGTTAAATTCTTAATGGATAAATGGCGCATTCATGCTGAAAGATACGCACAATTAGTAACCGATTATTTAATTGAAAATACAGCAACGTTTCCAAAATATTTAGAAACAAGTAATACCGGCATGAATCCAACGGTAAGAAATTATACTAACGGTGTGGCTATGCGTGGTGATTTAGATTTTGGAAATGAAGAGTTTAATCGTTTTAACTATTGGAGAAGACACGAAGAGTAAATGATAACATTAAACCAAGATATAGAATTATTTAAAAACTTTGCGTTAAAGCACAAAGGCATAAACTCATTTTACTTTGGTGACGAATCAGAAGCGGACACAAACGTAGAAATTGTTTACCCATTTATGAATGTGATTTTACAAGGTAGTAGCGTTACTGATAATGTAGTTTCTCGTAAATACATGATTGTGATTAGTGACTTAGTTAATAAGGATATAAGCAATATTAACCAGGTGCTTAGTGATACTGAGCGTATTTGTTACGATGTACCAAACTACCTTAGACAAGTTAGCAATAGCAAGTTATTAGGTCCTTTTAAATCTGATATGAATATTTCGTTAACGGATTTTACAGAGCGTAACGACGACGATGTTAGCGGACACTTTTTTGATTTAACAATAAGTTCCGCAATGGGTAACGATGGGTGCAATTTACCTATTGATAGCGGTAACATTTTAGATAACAATTATATTTATGTAGGTGGAACGATTAATCAAATAGTTGGTAATTTTCAAGTATTGATACAAGACCAAAGCGGTAATACATTACAAACGTTTACCACTTCGGGCACTTATACCGTTGAGGTGTTACAACAAATAATTGATACAATAAATAGCAATACAGCAACAATAATAGATCCAATAGTTTAGATGGCAAATGTAGATATAAGATTAGGTTATAAAGATAGTGCATGGTTTACAGCCAATGCAACGCTTGTTTTAAAGGTGGGGCAAATGGTTTACTTGCAACAAACAGGCACATACAAAATTGGTGACGGAACTACTCAACTTAGTGCTTTATCTTTTTTAGGTGGAACGTCAAGTTATACTAGCGTTTTAAAGCATACAGTTAAGGCTGGGCAAGCTATTAATAAAGGTCAAGCGGTTTATGTTAGTTCGGCTGATGGTACTAATATGGTTGTATCGAAAGCATCAAATGTAAGTGAAGTATTAAGTTCAAAAACTATGGGCTTATTAGAAACTACTTTATCAACTAATAGTCAAGGCTATGTTATTACAGAGGGTTTGTTAGCTGGCTTAAATACAAATAGCGCAAACGTTGGCGACCCTGTATGGCTAGGTGTTGACGGTGATTTAATTTATGGCTTAGCAAATAAACCTTATGCACCAGCTCATTTAGTTTTTGTTGGAATAGTAACAAGGAAAAACACTAACAACGGAGAAATATTTGTTAAACCTCAAAACGGTTTTGAATTAAAAGAAATTCACGATATCGATTTAATTAGTAATGCACCTCAAAACAACGATGTACTTGTTTACGATAGCGTAACAAGTTTATGGAAAAATAAGCAAAGTAATTATTTACAAATTGTATCAAAAGACATTACAGATAGTGCAGCCTTAACAGGAACGACTGCTATTACTTTAATGAAGTCTATACTTATACCAGCCAATACTTATGCAACTGGTGACGTGGTTAAGATATTAAATAGAGCAATTAGAAATACAGCAACGGGAACGGCAATAAATTATTTTTATATAAATACAACTAATAGCTTAACAGGTGCTACGCTTGTTGGTCAACAAAGTACAACGGCTTCTTATTATGCAATGGAAAGAAGTATTTATATTAAGTCAACTACTATTAGCGAAACTATAAACACAGTTACATCTTCAGGTAGTGAAGTTGGTACTGGCACAAATGCAAACAGTAATTTAAACATTGATTGGTCAGTTAATCAATATATTATTGCAGCCTTTCAAAATGCAGCGGTCGGTAATAGTACGGTAATGAGTTCACTAATTTTACAGAAATTTTAATGGAAAATTTAATTAAAAAAGATAATACAATTACTTGGCGAAATATTGAAAACGCTGAAATAATTGATGTACAAAAATTAGATGAAATGGCTTTGCATTTAACATTAGCAGAATGTGGTACTTACTATTTTGATTATCCAAATACTAGCGTAAACGACATTAACTATAAAACAATAGACGAATTAATATTAATACTAAAAACAAAATAAAATGGCACAGGAAATAAATGACACAATGATTAACCGTATGGGCGGTTTAAATGGTTCAAAAACAGTTACGGGAACAGGAGCGGTTACTGCAATTAATTTTTCACAAATTTATGTAAGAGAAGCAACGGTTATAGCAACGTTAACAGGTACTGATTTAACAACTGGTACAACATCAAATCTATTAACTACATTAGGAATTAGTGCGGTTAGTTTATTAGCGGGTGAATTACACGTAGCGCCTTACGGAACTAAGATTAGTGCAATTACTTTAACAAGTGGATCAGTAATTTTATACTAAAATGATAATAGGCAAAGCAATAAGTCCGTTTGCTATTAAGCGTAGGAGTAGCGGCGGTGGTGGTGGTAACGATGCCGATGCACAAGCGTTTATAACAGCAAGTGGAATAAGTGGAACGGAAGCAACTGCTATTAATACTTTAGTTACTGATTTAAAAAGTGCTAACATTTGGGCTAAAATGAAAGCTGTTTACCCAATAGTAGGAGGTACTGCTACAAGTCATAAATTCAATTTATTAAATCCTGTTGATAGCAACGCTGCTAACCGTTTAGTATTTGCTGGTGGTGTTACTCATTCAAGTACAGGTATTTTATTTGGCGGTGTTAACGGATGGGCAGATACTTTTTTAAATATGTCAACTAACTTTACAGCTTATGATGTTCATTTATCTGCTAACATAAATAGTGATTTTGTTGGTACATTAGGTCAAGACCATATTTCAGCTTATTCAAGTAGTTCAAGTGCTAATAGATTAGGGTCATCATCTTCAACAAATGAAACTTCTTTTTTAGGCAGATTAACCCCTGCTATTCAAAAAGTAGTAACATCAACAACACATAAAGGGTTTTGGTGCGGAAGTAGAACAGCTAATAATGCACATAATTTTATTGGTGCAAATGGAGTAATAAATTCAGAAACAACTGTTATAACATCTACTTTACCAAATTTTACAATCGGTTTAGGGTGTAGGAGAAGTACTGTGAATGACCTTTATAGTGGTTTTGGTTACTCATTCTTTTCAGCAGGGGTTGGTTTAACTACAACTGAATTAACGGCATTTAAAACGGCTGTAAATAACTTTCAAATAACTTTAGGACGTTTATAATATGATAACATTAAAAGAATATACAGTATGAGTGAAATATTAGTAGGTCTTTTGACCATAGAACAAAAAGATTCTTTAATTGGTCAGTGGTATGCACCAGATTCATTTTTTAACCCTGTTGAAACAGCTATTGAAAACCAATGGATTATTTCAATTGAAGAAATGGCTAATTGCACAAACGAAGAGTTTATTTGGGTTAAAGATTTACCATTAATTATTTACGAACCTAAGCCAACGCCACCGATTAACTAGTTATGAAAGAATTAAGCACACTCGAAAATAAAGTAAAATTATTAACATTTACAGCCGGCTTAATGGCTAACTACTTTTTAATCAAATCTGATATTCGTGAACTTTACACTGAGAAAAGATATGAAGTTGAACATTTGCAATATCAAATAGAAGAGATTAAACAAGATTGTTGTGGTGAAAAAAGCAACGAAAATAAAGTAGTCTATAAACAAATGGAAGCTATATTACCGAGTAAAACTGAAATTGAATCTAAATTTTAATTATGAAAAATTATAAAGTCGAAGATTTAAAAAAAGAGTTTGCTAAATTAAATTATAAATGGCAACCGTTTCATATTGTTGGTATTCGTTCCGATGCTAATAGCCCTGACAAATTCGATGACTTAATCGGCTTAATTGAAAAAGATAATTTAGTTTGGTTTACAGGCACTACAAATCCCGGTACTCATTGGCTTAAAAATTTATTAAACCCAAAAGGTGCAGCATTACTTAAGCCAAACCAATATATTGATACTTATAAATTAGATTTACATCAAGGTAAGTATTTAGCATTATGCCAAAGAAAGCCAGTTGTTGTTTATCGAGATGCTAACAAAAATAACTTTGCAGAGGAAACTGCGGTTACTGAATCGGGGTTATTTGGTATTAATATACATCGTGCCAATCCAAACGCTATATCTTCAATAATTGACAAATGGAGTGCAGGCTGTCAAGTATTAAACAATCCAATTGACTTTGCTTTTTTAATTAGAAGATGCAAAGAAAGTGGCTTAAAAGAATTTACATACACGTTACTAAAAGAATTTTAAATGAAGGATATATTAGATAGCTTTAAAATGGGTAATGCGGGCTTTTCTAGTCGCAAATTAACAGCCTTTACAATTATTGTGTGTATTGTTGCTGCTCATGTTAAATGGCTTAGCATGGGTGACTTAACTATGTTAGGCGAAGTCTTTATTATTGATTATGGCTTTGTCGCTGCTCTTTTTGGCATGACTACTTATTCAGGTTTGAAATCTAAAGAATAAATATTATATTTGCATATTGTTTGTAAATTAGGTAGGTTTCATGTCCTACCTTTTTTTTTATCTAATTAACAACCCCCCAACAAAACCCAAGCCGAAAGCTGCTATTCCAACTTTACGTGTTCGTTTTAGTTTCTTATCTAACTTAGTAATTAGTAAACTATCTTCAGTATGCCTTAAATCTTGCATAGTTGCTTTCTCTTGCATTATTCCTGTTAATTCGCTGTAACTTATTAATTGAAGTTCTTGACGTGTTATAATGCCTAAATTAAAACTATCCATTTTTAAACATTCAGCGTTTAGTTCTGCTAAATAACTTTTGCAAGTGTCAGGTGCCTGTTTATAAATTGTATCGTATTTTGTTTTATATTTTACAATAACCTTGGGGCGCAACTTCATTAAACTATCAATGATTAATGAATCCTTGTTGATGTGGGTTTTAACGCTATCAATACGTTTGTCTAATACGCTAGGCGGTATTTCTAGCGGTGGCTCTTTATTTTTACAAGTCATCAATAATGCCTGACAAACCAACGCTATTATAATAGTTGGCAATAATAGCTTATAGGCTATTTTTTTTAGTATCTGTTTATCTTCGCTAGTCATATTAGTCTTGTTTGTTTAGTTGTTAAATTAATACATAGGTAGTAATAGCACCAACTATTAATCCTTTTACGAAATACCAAAGAGCAGCTCTCGTTACTCGTTTCTCCGCTAATTTTATATCTGTTATAGTTACTTTTGTCATTTTATTTGTTTTTAGTTGTTAATGTTTTGTTGTTCCATTTCCAATGCTACTTTAAGAACACTATTTAATTCTTCGTAATATTCAATAGGAGAAATTGC